CAAAGCCAGAGGGAGCATCTGTGCTTTGCTCAACGCTAATTAAGCTAGAGTCGTTGCCACCCGCACTGTATCTGTCAATATTAGGATATTCACCCGTAGATGTAATGGTAACTGCACTCGTACCCCTCTGCGCCACCTGCATCGCACCGTTGATGACAAGGTTCCTGTTCGACAACGCCGACTGCGAACCAATCAGTGCGGCGAGTTCTGCTGCCTTACTCATGCGAGGTCTCCCAATACCGAAGTGCAATAAACGCCGGGGTCACGATACGTTCCGCTATCATTTGTATTTCTAACACGACCCTTACTAGTAGTAATCTCTCGCACAATAGAATTTTCTACAGACGTTGCCGCTTTGTATCCAGTCGTGGCTACAAGTGAATAGTTATCGTTGTTCATTGCACTAGTGTAAGTAAAGCTGGCATCGCCCGTACCTTCATCAGTAATGGACGCCACATTAAAAGAGTCGTTTGCAACAGCAGTTGCCCCATCCTGCTGTGACCACGCCTTTGCACTACCATTGGCAACAGTAGACAAGGCCACGCTGTTCGCACCGGCTGCATCTTTCAGGGTGTTTACTCTCAGTTCACTAGCCATTATGCGAGGTCTCCGTGTACCGTGCCTGTTGTCTCACCAGAATCTGCCGCCGCATTGCTTGTGTTATAAGATATACACCAAGTCAAATTAGTTTCCTGTGCGTTCAATCCTAGCTGTCCCGCACCCATAACCTGCAAACCTGTTGTTGAGAAAGCATCGTTGCTCATTACATTTGTGAAAACTATTTTACAACTACCTGCGCCAACATCCGTCAAAGACGAAACATTAAAACTGTCATTATTTACAAAAGATGCCGCTGTTGTGTAGTTGACCCAAGCCTTCGCCACCCCCTGCTGCAACTGCATCGTAGCTGCGCCACCCTCGCTGGTAATCGTGATATCACCTGCGCTGGTTACACCCTGCATGCTATCTACTTTGAGTATGCTTGCCATTATGCGAGGTCTCCGTGAACTGTAGCGTATGTATTGCCGATATCTCCCGCCGCACCAGCACCGCTAGTTGTATATATTGAAAAAGAAGAAGCTGTTTTTGCTCCGTTTTGAAAACACTTTGTCCCCTCTGTAAGACCCCCAAGAGTGCCTGTCGGGACTGAATAGTTAGCCTCAGACATAGCGTTTGTCATATTTGTGGTTGTCAACCCCACGCCGCCGTCACTTAGCGAGGCTACGTTTAAACTTGCAGAGCCGTTGACCGCTGTAGTTGTGTCAGATGTGTAGTCAACAAAAGCCTTCGCCGCACTCTGTTTCGTCAGCGTAGCCGCACCGCCGCTGGTCGATTGGATGGTATCTGCCTTCAAGGTACTCATAGCGTCACCAATGTCCCGCCGCTTTCAACGGTCAGGGTCACACCGCTGGCTACGGTAAACGGCCCAGTCACGTTAGCGTTCTCAGTTGCAAGGATGGTTGTGTCTGCAGTCAACGACTGTGCGTTGGTACGGAATAGGCCACCACCCTTGAAGTTACCCTTGTTTCCTGCTGGCGGTGTTACAGAACCAGCAGTGAGGTCAAGGAAGTTCACAAATATATTTGCAGTACCTGTGGACGGTGCCGCAGTAAAAGTCAGAGTAACACCATCAGGGATTGTGTACGAAGATGCCGCATCTTGGATAACACCATCTACAGACACCAACACCGACTGTTTGTCAGCAACGGTACGGTTGAGGGTAAACGTAGTCGTAGACCCGTCACCGTTAAACTGCTGGACAGCCGGTGTAGAAAAATAGGAGATTGCAGGTGTGTTGCCCTGATAGGATGCCATGTCCCGTTACCCCTTACGTAATGTCAAGATGGCTAAGAACCACGTCAGCAGACGAGGCAGTGTCGGACGTTACCGTGATGATGTCACCCGGTTCCATAACGACTTTTTGGTCACCACCAACAACAACGAGTGTACCGCCTACAGGTACAGGTGCAGCCTTGACGAGATAAACTGCGTCCTCTGCACCACTGGTACGTCCGCTTGCATCGAGAATTACGTCAACAGTAATCTGTGACGTTACGATGTTTGCAACAGACAGGCCGATGATTGTTGTTTCGGTAGAGGCACCACAAGTCAGAATGGTCGCTGGGGACGTTCCGATTGCTGTGTCCGTTTCACATAGAAAAGCGTTTGCCATGTTAATCCCTCTTCGGATACATTATAGATTATTTTCGTACGTTTGTCAACCCAAAGCGATTGCAAAAGCGAGTGCGGATGGGTCTTGCTCCGTGAAGTTGATGTTGGTTAGCTGCGAACCATCGACTGCCGGAAGCTTTCCGGTGCCATCTAGCTGTACAACATTGTTCGCAGACGTGCCCACGTTGAGGGTTGCGGCAGTGCCGAGACCGAGTGTGGTGCGCTGTGCCGAAGCGTCAGCATCGTCGAGAAGAGCCTTACCGGCGGCGGTCAGGTCGTACGTTGCTGCCGTGCCCGAACCGGTGAATTGAATGCCCTTATCTGTTGCGGATGTCAGACCGGCAAGTGCCGCGAGTTCCGCATCGTACGCCTGTACGTCTGTCCCGATAACAACGCCAAGCGTGGTACGTCCCGCTGCAGCATCAGCGTCATCAATAAGACTGCGACCAAACGCCGTAAGGTCGGTGACTGCGTACGTATCGCTACCCGTAGTATAAATCGCTTTATCGGCAGCGGTAGTGAGGCCAGCAATAGAAGCGAGACCTGCGTCGTAAGCTTGGACATCAGAACCAATGGCTACTCCCAAGTTTGTACGTGCCCCGGCGGCTGTCGAAGCTGCCGTACCACCATCAGCAACGGCCAAGTCGCCGGAGGAGGTTACACCGGACAGGTCTAAGGTTGGCGTGGTGATTGTGGGCGACGTGAGTGTCTTATTCGTGAGGGTTTGCGTACCTGTCAGGGTTGCAACGGTCGAGTCGATTGCAAAGGTGACGGCATTTCCCGAACCGGATGTGTCGATACCCGTACCACCGGTAAAGGTCAGGGTTTCGCTATCGAGGTCGATGTTGAGTGCGCCACCCGTATCGGCTTGGAAGTCCAAGTCTTGTGCGGTTACCTGTGCATCGACGTACGTCTTGATGGCCTTTGCCGAAGCGAGGGTGGTGTCCGTTGCGGCTACGCTGGTCAGGTCCGTGTCGAGTACGCCCGACTTGAGGTTGTCAACTTCGATGTTCGAAACGGTGTTGTTGTCCGCGTCGATGGTCTTGTTCGTCAGGGTCTGCGAACCCGCGAGGGTGGCTACGGTGCTATCAATAGCAAAAGTAACAGTGTTGCCTGAACCAGTAGTATCAATGCCTGTGCCACCTGTGAACGTCATCGTTTCGGAGTCGAGGTCAATCGACAGGGCACCGCCTGTGTCAGCTTGGAAGTCGAGGTCTTGGGCGGTAACTTGCGAGTCCACGTACGCCTTGATGGACTGCTGAGTAGCCAGCGCAGTGTCGCTATCGGAGGACAGGGTATCTTCGTCGAGAATGTCCGTGACCGTCGTGGTCGGCATCGCAATCGAGTCTACGTACGCAACGCCGTCGATATACAGGTCTTTGAACTCTTTGCCAGACGAACCCAAGTCGATGTCGTTGTCCGTCGTCGGCTCGATTACCCCATCCTTTACGACGAACTGCTCTACGGACGAACTCGCTACGTCAACCGAGAATTCAATCTGGTTGTTCGGATTGTCGATGACGACTTTGTTGAGAGGGGTCGTGATGCCGGGGTCACCGATGAGGCCGATAACCGGACCCTCTGCGGCGGTGCCGTCGTGTTTGTGACCCGTCGAGTTGTTAAACGCGGCGAGGAGTTGGTCGAACTCGTCGTTGGAATCCGCCGCATTGATAACGTCGCCGTCGGTGTACGTAGATTGTCGTGTGTAACCTGCCATGTGTTATCTCCTACCACCCGGAGTGAATTCGAGTTGGTAACCTTTCACTGAAATTGGTGCTGCTCCTGCTCTGTCGTCCAAGCGTACGGCAACTGTGAACCCGCCCCCTTCGACGCTCTGACGTACGAGCGGCGAACCCGATGAGCCGTACACCGCCGTGCCGTATGTCGATGTTGCCAATCCGTAGATTGCGATGGCCGCACCGGTCGTCAAATCGTATTCCGCCGGTTGCGGTACGTTCGTTGCGCTGAAGTCGTAGCGGATACGGAACTTGGAATCGACGGCACCCTCGTTGTCGTAGTTCCAGATGATACGCTGCATCAGCTTGCGGATACCGGCATCGCCCATCGTGAAGTCCGGAGAGCGGTAAATTGCCTTGATGTTCGTGCCGTCGAAAGTCGAACCCGACTCTTGCTGGTAGACGTACCCATCGTATCCGCCGTGAACCACGACTTCGGTACCGCTGATAAAACCGGACGCACAACACGCGGGTTTGACCCCTTTGATGTCTGCGTACTCCCAGCCCATTCCGCCTTCGACACCGCTCTTGATGACGCCGATGACACCGGATGCGGCACTTTCTAATTGGGCGTCCCCCGGAAAGAAGAGGCGATACTGGGTCTTGTTGCGGATGACTAGGGACGAGATGCGGTCCGTGTCGATGTTGTCGAGCCGGGGCTGGATTTGTTTCGAGACCGTACCGAGTTCAACGTCACCAATCTTGTCCGTACCGGCAATCGTACGCAAGCCGTCAGGGGCGAGGTAAACAACGTCACCGGCAATCTCCTGAACACTAAATCCGTCTACGCACCCGATGTTCCGAGTAACCGGTTGGAGTTGGAAGTCGGCAACCGACGAACCGGCAAGGAAGAAAATCTGGTCTTCACAGAAGATGTAGAGCCTGTCACGAAAAACCTTGAGACGTTTGACCGGGCTGTCTACCCGTATCGAACCGGCACCATTGGCCGTAGAGAAGTCCGTTTCATCGAACGGGGCCGTGAACACAACCTCTTGCGGGTTCGTGGACATGCCGCCGAAGAACACGTGGTTTTTGAATACGGCAACGAAGGAGGGGTCGGCGGGTGCGCCACTGGCGTTGATATCCGTTACGGTGCTATTGTCGTAAACCGATGCGTTGTTCGCCCCGTCACACCAAATCACCTTCTCTGTATTGTCGAAATTAAAGTTGGTGAAATCGTACCGCCCTGCGGAGGTACGGCCCGTGTCGATGCTCGTCCAGCCGCTGCCCGTACCCTTGTAAACTGCCGTGCCCTGTGCCGCAATCACCTGATTGTTGTAGATGTGTACGCCGAGAATTGTATCCGATGAGCCGCCAACTTGGTTCGAATCGTACTTGGTGTGGCCGTTGATACGCCGGTAACCACCGTTGATATCCGGTTCGAAGTTTTGCAACTGGGTTGCCGCACCGGGGGGAAGCGTAAACGCATCCTTATCCAAGACCAAGCCGCCACCGAGCCTCACAATAAACGGACTTAATAGTGAGGTATCTGGCATTAAACGGCCCTCATGTAGTCCTTACGGTTGATGAGTTCGACACGCATCCGGCTCAAGCCCTCCGTGTAGTCGCGCAAGGCAAGTTGCGAGAACTGTACGTCCGAGCGGAGCATGTGGGCGTAGTACCGTGCGCGATTGACGATAACATCGTGGAAGCGTTCCGGAATCGTCGGGGTGTCCGTGTTCGCAGCCATGTCCGAGTTCGTCTGGTAGTAATAGTAGCGGACGGTGTAGGTGGACTCGTCCGGAACGGGGGACAGACCAATCTTACTGTCGGGGGTTTCGTACACGTAGTCAGGAACGGCCCGCGAACCCGTGTCAGGGTTGGTGTCGGCCTCGTTGCGCGTCTCCAAGTATTCCTCGAACGAAATATACTTGAGCGTACGTTCTGCGGTGCTTGCGGATTCTTGGACGGTAAAGCTGTCGAAGTCAACGGTCTTTGCATCGGACTCGCGGGCGTACTCTGCCGTACCGGCTGTCGTGGTGAACGATTGGCTCACAACTGTGAACGGCCACTCGACTTCGGAGTTGATGATGTCGCGCTGTGCCTTGTTGATAAAGTCGGCAACCGATGTCTGGATGCCGCGAGTCGAAGTCACGTTGGTGATTTCAACCTCGTTGATTTCACGAAGGACGGCATTGCAGAGTTGGAGGTAGTTCATTATTTCCTCGTCGGAATGTACGATTCTTCGATGTTGAAGACTACGGTTACGGCACTGTTGGCACTGGCAAGACCACGAAATTTATCTGCCTTGTAGAGCCATAAGCTTTCTGTTATTTGAAGAAGGCTATTCGCAGGGAGGCTGACAGTTTCAGCCAGAGTGTAATATGTGGTGTTTTGGCTGTTGTACCAGTCGAGGCTAAACGTAACGGCACTTCCACTGGCGTTATTTACATAGATACTTTTGATGTTTGCTTCGTGGTTCGCAGGAACGGTATACAAATCTTGATTGCTTGTGGTTAGTTCTATGCCAACTGTACGATTTTTAGTTGTCATGTTACACCCCGTTGGTCAAATCATAAAAGATAAGTGAGCCAATAGCTGAACCTGCAGGTGTACCTGTTACGGCAGTACGAATACCAACCGTCATAATATCGCTTGTGCCACCTATTGTTCTACCAAGCTGCAAACTAAACTTGTAACCTGTTGGTGCGTCAACGCCACTACCAGCCTGTACAGTATTCGTAATATAGTCTAGTTGTACAACTTCACCACCTGTCATTGCGGTAGCACTTACATCATAATCCACATTGGTAAATGTGCTGGTATCCCAAGATGGGCTTGTTAATGTGGCATTACGAACAAGTGTTATAATGTAATCTTGTCCAGTAGTAGGCAAGACTTTAACAATTTGTGGAAGTACAACAGCATCAAGAGAACCGCTATTCAAACGGACGGATACTAAAGGTAAAGTTGTTAGACCGATACTTGAAAGCGTAGTAGTTCGTTGTGCAGCCAATTCGTTTACATCTTGTTGGTAGCCACCTTCGC